GCTTTTAATAAGCCATTTATTAAAGATAACCCTAAATCAAATCCTACGTCATCTGTTTGTGCCATAATAATTCCTTTATTCTATATCTGCTCTTGTTGCTTCTAATTCATCAATCTGGTCTTCAGCTCTCCACATTCTATCTTCAGCTCTGTTTATATCGTTTTTGAAAGTCGAATTTGTTTTCTGAATATTACCAGCTATAATATTTTGCCAATTAGAATTTTTACTATTATCAGTTGCCATAGTTGTTGATTCACCAGTACCAGACCTCATTATTTGACCCCAATTTGCCATATTAGAGGCATTAAAACTGTCCATAGCATCTGGGTATATATTTTCTTTTCTGCCTTCGACTTCTGCTATTCTTTTATCTATAGAAGCCAAAGCTTTTCTTTTTGCCTTAGATTTTCCACCAAATAAGGCACTATTTTTACCCAAATACTTATCCCAAGTTTTACCAAGAGAAGAATTTCTCATTCTACCCATTCCTAAGTCCCAATTCCCAGGATTAAATCTACCCCATCCATCTTTATCAGACGTAGCCATACCACCAGCAAATAACATACTAGCTATAGCCCACGCTGGAAGGAAGTTTTCTTTTAAACCAGTTTCTGGGTTCGTTGTTTGTGAACCTTGAGCTTTAGTCATTTCTTGACCCAGTAACCCATAATTATCAATCCAACTGGCTTCTTCTTTATTAACGTGCTGAAGTGTGCCATCTATATGTCTTATTTTGGTATCTCCAAAACGACCTTTTTTCTCTAAGTCTTTGATATAACTCATCTTACGCTCCATACCTTGGGCCACCACCTATTTGATAGTTGCCACCTTTATTTGCAGAATATCCAGCATAAGCAGTTAAGCCAACTAAGCCCAATCCTACCCAGCCCATTGGCCCCATACCAGCAAGGGCAGTAGATATTGCTGTACCAGCACTAGCACTTGCGCTACTAACACTAGCTCCAGCATTACTTAAACCAGCACCTATTTCACCAAAACCTTTTACTTTAGACAGGGCTTCTCCAGCAAATGAAATGCCTTTCCCAATAGCTTCTGGTTTTCCTGTGATTTGACCAGCTACTACATCGCCCCCTGTTTGTGACATGGTAGCACCAGTTATTAACCCTCCACCTTCTTCAGCAACAGCCATAGTTTCTGGGGCATCAATGGCGTTACTTGCTCTCCATGGGTTTTTCCCATCTGGTACATTGTATTTACCTGTATCATCAAAAAACTTTGGAACATCAGAAACGTCTGGCTTTGGTTCCAATTCACCTTTCAATAGCCCCTTTTCTGAATTGACTTTCTGTCTATTTTTCAAAGCATCCATTATCTTAGGAGCAACGTAATGTTCCATCATAGGGTCTACAACGTACTTATTAACTTGCTGATATCTCCTATCTGCTTTTTGTTCTTCTTTATAATATCTTGCTACATCTGCCCTGTAAGACATAACTACTCCCTATTTATTGCTCTATATGTGAAAGTAACATCAGATAACTCAAACCTGTCTATTTCCGTTCCACTATTTGATTCCATATTTGTATTGTACTCAATCTTTATCTGAACTCTTTGCCCCTTTTTCTTGGCATTATCAAATTCAAACTCAGCAGTTTTAAATCTATTACCAGTTCTGCAAAGCCTAGCTCCATTATCATAAGCTGAATGAACATTTTCTGGTTTAACAGTAAAGTTTTTAAAAGAACCACGTTCATCAATTCTATACATTACTTTTAATGGGCTTACTCCACCACCCCACATCTTGTAAGTAATCAAGCATGAACTAAACTTTTTTACGAGACTTACGTCCCCTAAATCATATAGTTTAGTTACAATCCTACCATTGGTTATATCCCTTTGGTTAGCTCCTGTTGTTTTTAATATTACAGACATTATTGATTGAAGTTACTTGGTGGCATTGCCATAGCGCTTTGCTCAGCCATTTTGGTTTTTTTTCTGTTTTGATTAGGTCTATAGGAAGTGCCTTGTGTGCCAACATCTACTTGCTCACACCACATTAAATGCCCTTCTCTATCTGTAACAAATCCAGTCTTTTTATTTCCACCATACATTTGGTCTGATTCCGTAAAAGCTCTGGTATTAAAACTGTATATTAAACTTTTGTTATTATTAACTGTGTCTTTACATATATGAACTTGATTCCAGTATGCATCGTACCCCACATGAGTACGTTGACCATAGAATTGTTCCCATGATTTTTTGCTAATGGTACTACCTTGTTTGGTTTCAGTTAACTTAGTTAATTGCTTTCCATCAAATAGATACATACCACTTCTACTGACCCAAAATAATCCGTAGGGAGTGTCGCAAATTTGGTTGTCATTTTCTAAGCCTACATGATGTATGACTTGTTCTATTTCCTCACGATTCTGGCCATTTTCAAGCGTTTTAATACCCATTATAGTTAAAGAGTACCTCTTGAATTGACATAGCTTATTTCCAGCAACTCGTAAGGCAATAATATCGTCTCCATCATTGATGGTTGCTTCAATTAAATTGGACTCACCAACAGTTGACCAATTGCCTAATGAAGATTTCAGTATCCCATCTGGAAAGTTATGCAACAAACCATCTTTACCTTCAATTCTAACGTTTCCAAAGTAAGTTCTTCTATTAAATACACAGGCTGTTTTCCATCCTGTTCCAACCTTAGTAAATCCAATAGGGGCATCCCAGTCTAATTCGTATTTATTAAAGAAACTTTTAAAGGTTGGCATTGATTTGTATATAATAACATCTGAAATATTAACATACCCACCATTACTTGCTCCTGTTGTAGAATAAACACTTCCAGCAGAAGAGGTTCTAACACTAAATGGCTTCCATGTTCCAGTAGCAAATGATTTCCAACCTTTGTTTAAGTCAATCTCTGCAACTAAATACAGATTATTAGCATCTGTATAAGTAAACCTAGCGTATATCTCTATTCCTTTTAACCTTGTATTAAGAACAGTATCTTTACTAGATAACCCAGCCCAACTAGCATTGTCACCTTTACCACTTATTATTTGATTCCCCATTTGAACGCTTATGCCTAAAGCTGAAGCATCTTCTGTTGGAGCTGATGCAAAGTTATTGCCATTGTCGTCATAGAAAGGCTGTGGTTGACTTGTAAAGCCTCCATCGTATTTGTAAGAAAAATAAAACTCTGTAAGTTCTTTTTTTGTAAAGGAACCATCTAGCCTGTCTCCTGTACCATCTCTTCCATCAATCCAGCAGTATTGAACATTCACTCCTAATGGGTGGGTAACTTTGGTTCCTATTATATTAACACTATCTGAAACAATAGATTCATCTGTAGTACCATCTAAGTATTCAAATAAATGTTCATTTTCATGCACCCTATGAGTGTTTTTTCCATCTAAGCCCCCTCCATCTTGGTCTACTCTGTATGGAGAAGGACATAAATCATCCGTATGAAATCCAACAGCCATTTCAACCTGTGGGCTATTGTTGTTGTAATTATTGGATTCACTATCGAATTGTTCATTCATATAGGTGTGGTTTAAATCCAAAAACCCAAACCATTGTGGCTTATTATTGTTGTGAAACGTTGAATCACTTGCAAACAAATACCCTTCTGCATCTATAAAAGATAAATCTACGTTTTGGTCATTTGTCCAGTAGTAATATTTATTACTATCTGATTCGTTATTTTGAGTAGTTGCAGTATCAATTGTAACAGTAGAATCGGTATTAGACACTACCTTAGTTCCAGGTTCTATACCATATCCTCTTATTTGCCTTCCAGCCAGTACATTATTACCAACTGGAGAAGTTATACTACTTGAAGTAATGGGTATTTCCGTGACACCACTATTAAATTGTCCAACAGTAAAATCGCTTTCAAGAAACTTTAAATCTATTTGATACTCTAGCCATACATCGTTTTCCATTGAATAAACAGTAGCCATAGAATCTTCATTGGCTATAGAGACTAAATGTTGATAGCGTTGGCCAGATGAAACATTCTCATGTATTTGGATATTTGTTTTTGCAGACACAACGTTTTTAATACCATACGCTTTTAAGGTATCTACATCTTGGTATAATTCAACAGAATCTTCAAACACTTCAAACTTTATTTGGTGGTCATCTGTCCCTGTTATAATATTATCTGATTCATAGAAAAGACCTGTTTTAATCTCTGATGCAGTATTGCCTAACATAGTTTGAAATTCTTTTACAATACTAGCCTCTGTTGTTTGTTCTGGGTCTGTATAATAAGTAATAGTTACAGAATACAAAGCAGTTTCATTAGACTTAATATTATATAAAGTATATTTCCATTTGCTGAACTGACCATAACTTTTAGTAACAGGTTTAATAAAATAAAAAGAACCAGACTTTTGTGATATAGCTTGACCAGTATAGTTTTTCCCATCATAGCCAAGATTACCTTTCCAGATAGGAAACCTTTCTAACCCATGCTGTGTGGATAAATCAGCTAATTGATAATAATTAAAATCTACTCCATCAACGTTTAAAACAGGTTGCCCATGTGTAGCTACCATAGCACCTACATTAAGAGGGTAATATCCGTGTTGATGACAATAGTTTTCATATCCATCTGGTGCTTCGTTTGGAAAGTTAATATTTACCTCACCCCAATAATCCCATTCCATCACCATTTTGTACATATAAGCATCTTTTACTTCTACGTCATTTGATTCTGGTTGTATACCAAATTCTAATGTATTGCTTCCAGCAGAGCTTGAACCACCATTGGACACTTTTCCTATTTTAAAATTGCCACCATTTCTTTGCTTATTAGGATGTGTCAGTATAAAACCATCATCGTTAGGATTGGGGCTTGGAACACTAACAAAAACATCTCTAGAATTTGCATTATGACTTCCAGAGCTATCTTCATATACAACATCAGTACCTTCAAAAGACCTAACGGAACCATTTACCCAATAATTAGATATAGCTGGATGTCTTTGTCCAGGGTCTGGAACAAAATCTCTTGATGTTTCATAAGCTTGAGTACTGTCAGCTTCAAATCCATTTGCTCCTATGGGTTGATAAGAAACAGGAATAACTGCATCCCCACTTGGCCTAACATCTGAGTTATCTATTGTTTTAAAATGCCAAGGAACGCTAGGGTTTTTATAATCTGTATAATGAACATAGTCTTCCCAGTAATCTGAAGAATCTACATCCCCATAAGGCTCATAATGCCTATCCGTCATTTGCTCTAAGGCATTTAATGTTAATCCTTGGATACAAGCTTTAGGTGTTTTAGCTGTAAAGAATTCATTGGTAGATGACTGGATATTGTAATTTGGGATTCCTGTTTGAATAATATATTCATCTCTGTCTGAGTCTTTAATAACTAACCATCTAGGGTCTGTGTCTGGATTAGCCATATTAGATTGAAATGGGCTAATATACAGTTCTAGTTTTGCTCTAATAGATTCAGCTATTTCTTCAGTTACTGGGTCTTGAATATTGGTATTATCTTGTATATTAGATGCTAAGTTCATATCTGCTGACCAAGCATGGATGTTCTTTTTAAATCCATCTGGTAATTCAGTTTCTAATTCATTAGCTGTAGCAATTCCTTCATTTGGAATGACAGTCATTTTACCTAAACCATCAGCTATGAAATTCTCACATTCCTGTAACTGATTATCTTGTAAAGATGAAGAATCAATTCCTTTAGCGATACCACCACTAAAGTCCTTCATTGTTTTTGACTGTTTAGGCACTTATTACTTTTCCTCCATACGAAGTAATGCCATTGTTTATATCTAGCACTACAAGATTAAAGTTTCCATTGGTAAAAATATCTACTAATCCAACATTATGAGTCCAATTTGTAGGTCTTCCTTTTAGGAAGTCTTTTTTCATATTAGCTAAGCATCCCATTGAATATGCCATGTGTGGCCCACTAATGTGGGTGATGACTGCTTTTTGGCTGTCGTGTGTGTGACCATAGATGATGTTGCATCCCATTTGTAAGGCGTGAGTTCTTGCATGGGCAACTCCCATGAAGTGTCCTCCATGGTAAGCGTATAACTTGCTTCCAAACACTTTAAAGACTTCACCATAGTCATGCCACTCGTATCCACGTTCATCAAATCTGAAGGCTTTTCTGGAATGGTAATCTTCAAGGTATGGGTTTTCTTCGACAAAGTGGTCGAACCATTTTTCATGGTTACCTTGGGCGTACTGTTTTTTTCTGCACTTGACCTTATCCAAAACCTCATCAATTCTATCAAGACCTTCATTTCCATCTTCAATCTCTTTGTCAATTGATGGAAGTTGGTACTCAAGAGGAGGACGTTTCTTTTTACTCCATTGCCAATGACTGACAGATGAACCTTCAACAAAATCTCCTAATAGTAAGAAACCTGTAGGCTTTAATTCCTTGATAACGTTTAATGCACATTTAAATGCCTTTTCGTCTTGATGTGGGTAGTGTACGTCTGGAAAGACCACTACTCTTTCTTTTATTTTCATTAAATACCTTCATTAAATTGGTTTGTATTTCGTATGATACCATTTTGTTTTGAAATCATACGAGCCTTTATCTGTATTGAAAACAGCCTTATCGCCCACCAACTCAGAAGAAGTTCCAGCCATTTGACCACTTAAATAGCTTTCTTTACCATAGCTACTTGACTCGTCAATTGGGGAAGAACCTCCACGAAACCCAGTAACACCTACTCCCCCTTCCAAAGCTTTAAGAGGGTTGCCTTTAGTTCCATCACCAGAAGTAAATTCTGGCATTCCAGTAAAACCAATATGTCGATTTCCTTTTACTTCTCTTTGCCTATTAATAAGCTCTTGTAAAATATTAACATCAACAGAAGAACCAGGCCCCCAATGATTCTTATAATAGTCTTCCATAGCTTTTAATTGAGGGTCATTTGTATTTTTCACTCTCCAGCTATGTATAATATTTCCTAATAATCCGTTCATATTTAATCCAATAACTCAAAGTGAACTAAGTCATCGAAACGATTATCCTTGGTGGTTCTTTGCCCTTTAAACTGCGAACTGCTCGACCAGTCCCCACCCCAGCGTACTTTATAACCCAGTCTATTTGCTGTAGCTAATACCCATCCTCCTAGATAATGAAAGTCATCTCTGGCTTCCCAATCTATAGGGTAAGGTGCTATGTCTACTGCAAGTCCTTTTACGTGCTTTCCGAATTTTGTTTTGCTCTTTCCTTCAGCAACAAGCTGATTCTGCCTTTCTTGGCTTCGTTTTCCCTCAATAACAGTAATGTCAAAGTGTTTAACTACTTCTCCAAGGAGATGGTGCAACCTTGCATCCACCCCTTCCAATCGTTGCTTACTTCTTTTGCCTAACCTTGGCATTATATGCCCTTTACAAAGACCTTGATTTTTTCTACAAGTATATCATCTTTTTTAGAAGGAGTTACTTTTGCTATTAATTCCAATACGATAATAACAAAGCCTTTTACTCCATGCTTTTTTATCTGACCTCTAATGTATCTCTTAATCATTCTTTTTCCCTTTCACCATTCTAGTTAATCCCTCCATTACTACATCCAATAAAATGTCATCTTTATCTGAAGGAGACATCTTTACAATTTTTTCTGCTACCATAAAAGCAAGTAGCACCCATTCCCAATTCATAGTAAGCCATTCCATTTCTTTCTCCTTACATAAAATATGTTATTAAAGTCGTTAATATTGCCATTCCACCTAGCATATAATTACGCCAGTTTTCCAAAGACCTAGTTCTGCCATTGGCAATTCTTAATTGGTCTTTTATATCAGGTAATTCTCTATGTAAGATGGTTTCTATTCTTGCCAATCTTTCTTTGATATCACCTCTATATTCGTCTATTGTTTCGTAATCCATTAGTGCTTTCCGTTAATTCTTGATAGGTTGCCTTTTATTTCTGAAGCCTGTGAGTCTAAGTCCCTTACGTGTCTATTTAAATCGTCAAACTTTCTATCCATTCTTTCGTCAGTCTTATTCCATCTTTCGATAAGCTTAATTATCATGCCTTCCATATTTTCTAACGTTTCTGATTGACCTTTATTTTCCACTTTTAAATTTTCTAATGACTGTTGTTGAGCTTCATTTTTCTTAGACATAGATACAACTAAATAGACAAACATCATTGCAACACAAAGTACCATCCCACCTTCTTGATATGCCGATATCAAATCCACTATTTCTTACCCCTCTGTTTCTTTCCCCAACTAAGTGGGTTAATATTAAATTCTTTTTCATAAAAGGCTACTTTCTCTGCCAACTCTTCTCGTTTAGCCCTCTCTTCCACGATGTGTTTACTAAGTAAATCCCCAATCTGTTCATTTGCAACAACAATGCTATCTTCAAGTTTTCGTATACGTGTTTCAATTTGCCAATACCCATATACAAGCATCCCCACTAATGCCACTATTTGGAACAGCCATTTTATATTCAAGCTTAGTACGAAGTTGTCGTCTAGCATGGCCCCCCTGTAACTCCTGGCTGTGTCTGGTTTCATGCATTCCAAACACAGCCGAAGTTGATTTGTGCATTAGCCTTCAACGACCTCTGCTACCTCTGGTGCTTCATGCCCAAGAGTCTTGTTCAGTTTTTCCATGAAGTAATCTCTTCCTCCACTTAACTGGTCAAGATTGAACCTTGCACCACCAATTTTGTTATCTAAATCACCAACATGATTCACTAACATTTTTGCTTCATCGGTCATATCATCGAACTTGTAATCAACATCGTCAATGGTAATAACCCTGTCTTTTTCTTTTTTGGGATTAGCCATGTGTTTTCCTTTGCCCCATTTGGGGGATTTGTGTTTACGCCTCAACAGCTTTCTTTACTTTTTCCATTTCAGCTTCTACTTCAGCTTTACGCTTTGCATTAGCATCGTCCATCTCAGCTATCATATCTAACTCATTTTCGAGCTGTCTGTATGACATTTCCATTTTAGCTTTAGCTGGTTGATACTCTTTTTCCACGATTGCATCTTTCCAATTATCTTCTGCATCTCCAATGCCATCGTGTTTTTTTGTGTACTTATTTGCCACTTTTTTCTCCTTTACAGTTGCATTTACAATTACAATTATTAACTTGCTCTTTCAATTCTTTTACGGATTCTATTAAAACACCTATCAATCCGTTGTAGTCTACTGTTTTCATTCCAGAGCCATTGCCAATGTCATGGACAAATTCTGGCATTACTTTTTCGACTTCTTGTGCAATAACACCACCACCTGTATCTACAGTATTTTTGGTCGTATGTTCTTTCCAGTCGAACGTTACACCACGAAGTTTACTAATCTTGTCTAGGGGAGTCTCAATAGTGGATATGTTTGTTTTTAATCTTATGTCAGACCTGGAAGTTTGGTATCCAGCTCTAGCATGGTCACCCCATCCGTAAGCATCGTTCCATTGATTGCTATTTCCTTGATATGCTGTAAGGCTACCAAATACAGTTACATTGCCATTATCTGCTACTTTTAATGCAGTATTTTGTGTATTTGTGCCTATGTAAGCATCATCTCCACTTCTATAAAATCTAGGGAAATGATTCGTCCCTCTTAGGTAGATGCCATTTGTAGATACAACATGAGCGTGTACATAAGAATCACTAGTTACTTTAAATACTTCGTTAGTATATTGTGCAGTAGCACCACTATGTGAACCATTACCAGAGGCTCTAGCAATTATAAATGCATCACTATTAGAGTAAGGTCTACCAGCAAACCATTCAACATCGTTTGCCCTATCGTACATAAATAGTCCACCACCTCTATTAATGTCCTTAGATGATGTAACAAAAGCACCATTGACATATCCATTACTACTTCCATGTGCATATATTCGTGGATTGCCACTACTTTGCACATAAAGGTCATGAACAAGGGTTGAGGAATATGCACCTACAGTAAGGGCATTAACTCCAGCCCTTCTTAAATAAAGGTCGTTAGTTTGTGAATAAAAATATGCTTTTCCATCATTTCCATAAGCACCACCATTAGCAGTTCCCTTAGTCCTAAAGCTTATCTCTCCACCATAGCCTGTATTACCATTTAATATCATAGTAGCATAGCCATTGTTAGAGTGTAAAGTTTGCTGTGGGTTATAGACATCCAATTGATATCTGTCTAGATACAATGCCCTAGTACCCCCAGCTACTTGCATAGTCCAGGTACCACTAGAACGTAAGGTTAAATCTGAACCTACTTGGTATAGATGGGAATGAAATCCAGCACTAGATGTATCCCAAAGACTTAATGTAGGAGCGTGTTCTCCAGCAATAGTAATACCATTTGCAGTAGAACCTACATTAGTTGTTTTGTCTGCATTTAAATAACTACCTACTAGAAGATTAGGTGCTTTAATGTTAAAGCTATTGTTGTATTCGTACCCTCTATTTCGAAATACATCTGTATTAGTTGTGTAAACAGAAGTCACATAAGCAGTTTGAAAATTTTCTAAATAATTTGGCGATACAGCTTTAGCCTCAATCTGTATGTATGCTTGGTTGCCTGTAGACTTTAGATGTGCTATAGTTAAATACCAATGATTGTTAGTAGCATCCCATCTAAAAGCATCATCTAAAGCATAGTTCAGAGGAGTCCTACCTTCACTAACCATAACCATACTTGCATTGGTGTATTGTCCCCCATTATGATTTAAACCTAAAGCATAACAAACTTTTAAACTTCCACTTGCATTTTCATTAGAGTAACCAGAATTAACAGTTACAATAACTTCACCCCAAAATCTTCCAGCATCATGGGTATTTGGAATAACAATATCTGCTTTTTGATTTGCAACGCCATGGCCAAAGGCTACATATAATTTTTTATGTGTAGATAAATCATTTAACTCTGTAAATGACCCAGAATGAGTAATGCTACTAACATTAATTGCACTACCATTTTTATAATATCCAGCACTTGCATGATTGCCCCAACCATTTGCCTCAGTACCTTGTGCAATCCTGTCTATTGTACTACCACTAACACTTCTACCATCTATGGTAATAGAGTTTGTATGTATCTGTCTCCATCTACCACCATCACTTCCTAAATCATAATTGGCACTACTATTAGGTTGAACACTACCAGAATAAATTGCACCAAGAGTAACAAATGTTCCATTGGCTAAAAAGTAACCTCTATCGGTTCCATTTGTTTGAAAATGTAAATTAGCATTGTCTTTAGTACCTACCTTTAATACACCATTATTAATTCCAATGTATCCTCTAGTATTGTTTCCTGTGTCTTTTAATTCTAATTGAGGAACTCCCTTATGTATATAAGCATCACCAGAAAATGTAGAATTACCATCACTTGCTATTGTAAGTCGTGTTGTATTGTGAGTTGCTAATCGAAGTTCTGCACTATGGTGAGTACCTATCTGCATTGGTTCTGTGCCACTTCCTTCAATTCGTAATGAACCAGCCCAATGTCCCATTGTAAGGGTATGTGAATTATCAGATGCTACCAATCTTGGAGCGTATAGATTTGATGCTGATGTAAGATTGAACCCACTAGTACCTAATTCAATCCAATTGTCTGAACGAATACCTATTAACCCTACAGTTGCATTACCACTTGATATACCATGTAGTTTGGTATTGTTAGTTTTAAGAATTATATGGTTGTAATTATGTAATTCTTTGTCCCTAGTTAATACCATTGCTGGATGTGTTTTCTTTCCATCAGCAGTATCTGGATAACCACTCATTCTTAAACTAGGATATTGACCAGAATCTTCAGCTACTAAGAATGCTAAAGAACCAGAGTGACCAGCATAACCTCCACCTAAATCATAAGCATTAGTTATTGCCCATCTTCTTTGTGCACCTGTCCAAGTAACCTTAGATTCAAACTCTAACCAACCCTCTCCACCTAAGTAACCCAATGAAGGATGAGGTACAGAATGACCTCTTAATACAAGTTTATTAGGAGTAGTCTCATGTCCTGTTTTACCAACAATTACTTTATCTGTCCATAAACTTACTGGTTGGCTACCTCTATAATTAGTTATAGTATCTGTTGCTAGGTTGCCACCTACATAAGCATTAGAATTAAATGTAGTGTTACCAGGTATTGTGACTACACCATCACTTGCAATAGAGATTCTATATGTACTATTTGTTTTAATATGGAAATTCTGACCATCAGTAGTACCTATACTGTCTCCACCACCAGATACATCAAATATCCTGGCTCTAAAATTTTCAAGGGTCATATATCTCATGTACTGGTCGCTACTAGCGTATATTCTATTTGGTGTACCAGTAAACTCTCCACTAGTAGTATTTATCCAACCAAAATTTGCATAGCCACTTCCATCAGTTAGCATTAATCCACTAGCAGTATTGTTTCTGCCAGTCGTTATTGGGCTATATCCACCTACTTTACTAGCATTATTAACTGCGCTAGAAGATGTTAAGTAACCAGGGTCTGAACTTGGAACCCATGAAGGTGTTTTATCAGCATAAGTAGATATGATACCAGTATCAATTATTCGTCTCCAATTAGACCAATTCCCACTATAGCGAGTTCTAAAAGCAAATGCCCCAGTACTACTATAAGGCACAGCTAATTGAGTCATGTTGCCATTACCATTATTACTAGCATATTCCCAATGCATTGTATGGTAATAATCAGCATCAAAACGATGACCATTCGTTGCATTACCTAGTAATAATGTATATCCATTACCACTTATTGCATTTGAACTATGATTCCAGTCTGCTGTTCCAGCAGTAGTAACTGCACCAAATCCACCAATAAGGCGATTATTAGACCCTATTGTTACTTGACCAGTAAATGATGGGCTTGATATACTAGCGTATTGAGCACTAGCGTGATTACCCCATCCATATGCAGTATCCCAATTACCAGAATTATTTCTTAGTTTGGTTACAAATGAATCTTCTAAATTTTTTGTGCTATGTATTTTATACCAATTATTCCAGCCATTATTACCATAAAAGGTATTTCTATGGTATATCTGTCCCAAATTGCCAAAATACAATTGGTCTCTTTCATGTCCATTACGACCATAGACATCTAGTATAGTACCATAATCTGTTGGGGAACCTTTACTGGCATCATTATAAACATCCCACAGCTTGATAGACATTGCTGTATTATTTTGTTTTGAATTGGTAGTGTCGTTTGCCCAATGAGATTCGTAATCATTATAGGGAAAACTATAAAGTGTATTCGTGTTGGTTATATATCCAGCATTGTTTGGTATCTCTGAAATATTTGGTTTGTTTGAATCTGACCAGTAACCAGCACTAGCGTGATTACCCCAACCATATGCTTGATTCCAACCAGTTGAATCTCCACCACTTGCAGTAATTATTCCAGTAGATTGAAAGTTTACATTGGCTCTTACTAAAGAATGGTCTCCAAATACATCAAGCATTCTATTCCAAGCACCAACAGTATTGTTTGTCCAAATAGATAAATAAGTTTGACTTACATCTATTGCACTATAAGGTTTATTTGCTACACCATACCAAGTAGAAACAGATGATTTACCAGGGCCACCATCAAAATAAACTGCCCTTGTGCTTGTGTTATTAGGTGCAGAAAAAGCATTGTTAAATTGTACTCCAGATGGGGTACTATCTGCCCAATACTGTCTTATACTTACTGGTTGAATATTTTGATTGTATACTAAATTTCCATCTAATGATGGTTTATTAGTTAGGTCATCATATGAGCCACTAAATTTTGAATACCCAGCATCAGCGTGATTGCCCCAACCATAAGCTGTGTGCCAATTTGTGATTTGAGTAGAGCTAAAATGTAATGAAGTCCATGCCTTTACCCAAGTACCCCAACTGGAGTCATTGGTATTAACTCTCATCCATAAATTATTATTATCAGTAAACCCTAATTGATGTGATTTACCACCACTATTATCAGACCATTGTTGAACGTTCATGACTGTATGGAAAGTTCCACCATCAACCAATCCATCTTTAGTGTTATATTTAAAATCAAACCTAACGTGATTTCCACCATTAAAAGGTGGTATTATTGAACTTCTAGTATCGTATACATCTACATAATCTGCTTTAGTTGATTCAGCTACTTTAGTACCCGAAGTTAAATAATTAGCACTTACATGATTTTCAGTAGCTACTTTTTGATTACCACTATCGTAAAAATGACCTTGTATAGTTAGGTGATTACTGCCATCTACTTTTGTATATCCTTGACTAGAATGGTCTCCCCATCCATAGGCAGTTGCCCATTGTGCCACATTTAAATGATTAAAAGATGTTTTACTGCTATCTGTAAATCGTACTTGCCCAGTATTAACTCTAGTAGTAAAGGTAGATTCAGCACCAGTTATATAGTTTAAGTCTAAGTTGCCTTTACTGCCATAGCCTTGATTGTAAATAGTAATTAATCCACTTGAATTGTCGGCTCGTAAACTCTCTACATAAGTAGCTTTTTTTAGATGTACGCTATACTTACCTAGTTCTAAACCTACATTGCCACCAACACCTAATCTTAAATAACTTGCACTATCTGTCGCTTGGATTAATGGTTCGTAACCACCATGTACCCAAAGTTCTAAATTTTTAGCATCACTTCTTTGTTGAATTCTTAACCTTGCATTAGCATGAGAATCCATTTGAATGTTAGCATCCCAACTACCACTATTATCAGCATCGTCATCTCCCACATATAAATGTGGTGTGCTGTTTATTACTTTAGCTGTACCATTTATTAATGCATTTGTAGTTGTAAAACTAGATGCAGTTAGGTCACCAGCTTGTAAAGGTGCAATCGAACCATTAGAATGCAAGGTTCTAAATCTAGAACTTACATAATCAATTCTAGGT